TTACAAACTATATATTTTAATTTCAGAAATTCCTTTTAAAATTCTTTTAATAGGTACTAGTCTGCCTACAGTTGTATAAAAACGACCCTTTCCAACTGGAGTAGTGGTTTCACATTTTTTAAATTGTTCAATTCTTTTTCCAAACCACTGCCTGGTTTTTTCCATTGGTAAGATATATAATGTTTTGGGCTTAACAAAATAATAAAAAAACAAATTAGCTTCAGAATATATGAAACATCCAGGAGTTCCTTTATCTTTATTACTATAGGTTTCAAAAAAGAAATTACCTGTCTGGTGCCATCTATCTCCTTTAATTTCGACCAGATATTTTCCCTTTTCAGTCTTCCAGATTAAATCGATATCTCTTTCTTGATATTCAGGAATTTTTTCTACATTTTCAACACTAACAGTATTATTTAATTTGCATAACCATTCTTCAATATCATTACTGGCCTGTTTGGCCACAGCCATACCTTCACTCATACTATATGTGCGATTCTTAGACATCTCATAACCCCCAATCATAATAATCTTTTATTAACCTGTTGCTTTTAAATAAAAAAATCCCTCAACTGAGAGAATTATCATTTATCTTCTGAAATGTCTTTGTATATACCAATCTTCTATTGCTCCCCTTATTAATCAAAGGTAATTAGTTTTAGTCGAGCATAATATTTCTTATTTCTATTTCACTTAAAACGGAAATCATGCTATATTATGGTTAATATTATACTATATTCTCTGTGTTATTACAAATTATGGATTAAATTTTTAGAATTAAAATTTTAAAGAATTTTTTTCTCCATGAAAGAAAAAAATCCCGGGTTTCCCCGGGAATCAAACTAAATATAATATTAACATAGTCTGTTTTTAATGTATATTACTTATTATATATTTATTCACTTTTAGTAAAAAAATCAACAGATTATCACTGGGTTTATTCCTCAATCTTGCAACCTTGTCCCAATTCCAACAAAAATTTTACCAATTATCGGCTCATATTCTTCACCAGGAATAGTTTCCTTAACTTTATCAGCTACTATATCATATACAGTGTCATCAATATCTGTATTTTCCATGATAGTCTTAACAAAGGCCAAAATATACTCTTCCACCATATCACCCCCTTTGAGAAAGTTGATCATCTGGCTTAACACAACACTAATTAATGTATTTCTCATTTTCACATTTCTCCCTGAGAATTCATATTTTTCTAGCAGGTTCTCCCATGTTCCGTTTGAAGTAGGGTATCCTTCTAATAGCTGATTAAAATATTCCTGCATTTCCTGATTGGTTTGGTCTATTCTCTCATCCATCTCTGACTCTGTAGCAACAACCATGTCTCGCAACGACTTATGTTCTAATCTAATAATCTTCATGGACAACATTCCCACCAGTATAGAGAGATATATTGACTGCTGCTATCCATTGATTAGCGTTGAGTTTCCCAAAATACAAAAAAAATGATGATAGGATTATCACCACTATTGCTACTATGAATTTTCTCGATTTATATCTATTCATGATTATCAGTCCTTCACAATAACTATAATCTCATCATTCCCGCAAAACTCAATCAGCTCTGCCAGCTTGTCCCGGCTCTTCCAGACAGTATTTCTACCCGGTAATTCACCAACCAGGATACAGCCTTTTGTATTTCGGGGGTAATTACCAGGATGAATTTCTATCCATTCCCGACCGTATTTATTTTGGAGCAAAATAACCATAGTATGAAAACCAGGGCTCTCATATAACCCAGCTTGGTAAGTATCAGCTTTAATACAACTTACATCAGGCTTATTCCTGGCATTTCCTACCCCATTTCCTATGTCCGGTGGTTCCAGAATATAACCAGTAACTATTCCGCTCTTTTTAGTACTAGTAGCCTTATGTGCAAACTTCATTTTTGTTATGCCGCTGTATAGTAATTGTAATCATTTAGCACCACCAAATTTTTTTTCCTTTGTCTGTAATAATTTCTCTTTCAAGAAAGGCGGCCAGGGGAACCCTAATACATCAGTATTTTCAATAATGCTAATACCTTCCGTAACACTAGCCCATAATATAGCAAAAGAACGAACACCTTTCAGCCCAGCCTGGTCAAGTAGATTAGCAAATATTATTATGATAATGTAGGTTAATATTTTCTTCCCGCCCTGCCGGCCTATTGCACTTGACAGCTGATGTTCCACATATGATTTTGCAACACCTGTAATTAAGTCTAGAAATAGTAATGCCACAAATGATCTTAGTATTGTCCCAAATCCCCCGGTTAGAAATGAAATTATACTTCCAACTGTTGATATAATTAACTTAATTGAAGGATTTTCAATTAATTTATCAACAATATATCTAATGTCTATTGTCATTTTCTTACCCCATTTTTAGCATAATAAAAGACCCTAGCGGGTCTACAATTGCTTATCGTATGTTTTCCTGTCCTGGAATTCCTCTTTCTTCCCCTTTATTCCACTGTGAAACTGGAGTCAAGAAACCAACTACTCTACTGTATATTTCACATTTTTGTCTTTTCATTAATAACCAGCTCCAATTTTTATGTCGTCCTGACTTATCCTAATTGATTCCAGGTCATCAACTGAATTCTCAAGATAACTTAATGCAGTTATATTGCTTTCGATATCATTATTAGCTGTAATAATATTCTGCTTGAATTCCTTGATAACTGCATAATCTGACACTCGAACCGTACTATCCCATCCGTCAGGAATGTCTTCTTTTGTTCCGTCCAACAGGTTAATTTGATGGTATTCCGGGAACCTACTAGTGATTACTTTGTTAGCATTATTTTTCAGTTGTGATATCATATTTTCTTTCTTAGTCTCAAATTGCTCTGCTAATTCCTCCTCGGTAAGTGGTAGTTCTTCTGTAAGCCAGCCATCCTTTGGTTCTACTCCTAATTCTGTGATTTCGTGCTTATTTCTATCAGCATCCCAGAAAGTTTGGCCTCTATAGTCAGGCACTATAGTCCATGAGTCAATAGCTTCATCAAAAATAGCTGCCTCATTTTCTCCCACTGCAAGTGGTTCTACATCTGTCGCATAAGCAGGGATGAGATACTCTCCCTGCTCCAGCGGATTTTCTCTAGCTATACTATCCCCTATCAATTCTCCTGTTTCTCTATGATAATGATATATTTTCATGGTTACACCTCCTAATATTTGATGCATGGTAAGAGAGCCACGTTGCGGGGACGGGTTTCATTAGATATCCTTGGAGTACCATTAACCCCATCACTTATAGGTTGCCTCACCCAATCATTTATATTTTTGGGTGAGTACCTTGAATGATTTGGCAGAGGTTTACGATAGCCCCCGCCTCCTGATTGGTCGTATTCCATTCTTAATCTATGCCAATGGCCTTGAAAAACATCCTCCTGCCAACTCCCCAACACACGCCCAACATCTACATTACGACCATTATCCCAACCACGAATGAATTCCCCACGAAGGTCAGGTATATTAAATGTACTCTCGCCATCACCTTCACCAAAAATGCTACCAATAACATCATATAAGTCTGAATATGTTGTCCTTGATATTCCTGCACCGTTGCATTCGAGATAGCTGGATGGAGGATCTTGTGCAGCAAACCAAAATACTGAACCAGCAGGAATATCAGTATCAACATTTTTATCAATCCAAGTTTGTACCCAACCTTGGATATCTGAATAATGTTTTCCATCTAGTGTATCAGCATTAACCGTTTCAGCTATTTTTGGCAAACTACCATTATCACCAGGCTTTACAAATCCATATTCTATTTTTTGCAATGTATCATTTAATACATCATCAACTAATGTAACAGTTGTTTCATCTCCTGTATCATCATAGTTAGATGTATCTATTGCAGAATATACTACACTTGCATCAAGAGTAGCCTTGATTTTTCTGTTAGCCACAAATACATCTGTCAGGTCTCCCTCAACACTGAATTTTGTACTACTAACATAAGTTGCCGTTAATGCTGAATCAACCCACTCTGTTAAGTTTTCCGCTTGGTTAGATTTGAGTGTGCCATCTTCGTTCAAAGCAACCTCTAGTCTTTCCCAAAGGGTATCTTTGCTACCTCGGGCCAATTCAACATCATCGCTTACTGTACTGTTTTTACTGGCTTCTACCCAGTTTGTACCATTCCACATTTTTAATAATGCTTTACTCCATCCCTCTGATATATCTAACCACGGTTGTCCAGAGTAAGGATTATCAGGAGGGTTTTCTCCTGCCCATTGTGTTACTATAGCCCTCCAATTATCATAGAGATACTGTTTCAAGGTTGGTCCATTGACACCCATATCTTCTAATAAACCATGAAAAGTCTGCGTCATATTATCACTCCTTTAATATACTTCCTTCACAATAGCCATAATATCACCCTTACAAAAGTGACGGTCAGCAAAACCTAGCAATGTGATTATACTTTCAACTGTCGATATAATTAATTGGAATGATGAATTTACGACTAATTTTTCAACAATGTATCTAATTTCTATTATCATTTTCTTGCAACACTACTGTATTTCGCATTTTTGTTTTGGCATGATAAATCACTCCTACTCATTAAGAAACAAGTCTCACAACTTAGCCTTAATATCTGCTATATCTTCCACAGTCAACGCTGGATAATCAACCAGCACCTCATCAGCAGTTTTTCTTTCTTCCTTCATGCGCCTTTTCACCACTCTAACAAATATGTTAATGTTATATTCCTTATACACTGCCCGCACCTCCCAAGATATCGGTTATCGCATTTTCAAGATCGGTTATCCTTTCTTCTGAAGTAGCAGGGGGTACATAATTGGCTAATTCTTCTTGATAGTCTACCCAGGCGTCTTCTATTTCTTGTTCGGTTGGTATAGTTACTGTATCCTCCCATGTATCCTGCAATTGTTGATATGTTCCACTCATACGAAATTTCACACCTGCGCCTAGTAATTTTTCTACCATCAAAGCTATGTCGATTTTGTTTCCTTCATTGTCTTGCATTAAGCATCACCTAACCTTATAATTTCTACTGTTGTGTAGATTTCAGAATCTGTACCATGTGGTACACCAAAGCCATTAGCGCTATAAGATGTTTGACTCTTATGTTGTATTTCAAACATTTTATTATTATCAACAATTAACGTTTTCGTAAGATTACTTATATCCAGTGTACCATCAGTAGTTGATAGAGAATAAGCATTATTTCCTATTTTTTCTACAACATTATCCGTTATATTCATTAATCGTATATAATGCCAATCAACTCTATAGGCTGGTGCACTAGCACGTATAATATACCTTCCAGCAGGTAATGTGAATTGATTATTACTCAATACAACTTCCCCAGTATCATCTTGCACAATAGTATTCAAATCTCTAGTTCTCCACGCTCCGCTCGTGAATGTTCCCCCACTTGCCCCACTAGGTTTTTGGTCTTGAATGAGGATATATTGGAGTTTATCCTGTTTCTTAATTAATGGTGTAGTTATTCGTGTATCTTCAAATAGCATAATAGGTTTGTGGACTTCGAAAGCATCTACTCTTATAATATTTCCACTTGAACCGCTGTTTTTATTTCCAGTAACACGTATTTTTATTTCATGTTCTTCATCTGATAATGATATTTTTTCATATCCGACAGCTTGTTCAATAACACTAGAAGAATAGGTATCTATTGTTGTATCTATAACACCATCTATACTTATTTCTGCAATCCCTCCGTTATTAGTAATATAAGTTATTAATCTTACCCCTATACCTTTAAACTTAAACGTGCAATAATCGTCTGTTGTAGCACTTTCAATTCTTATAGTATTAGAGTTAAAAACGTTATTATTTTCCGTCCACCCGCTACCGAAAAACTCGCCATACTGTTCTGCCTCATACCTTGCCCAACCTTTTTTTTCGTTAGAATCTGGCCTAGTAGGTATTGTAGACATAGTACTTGGTTCCGGGATAGATAACATACTAGCTACTGGTTGGTTACCTATTGGGACAGAGGTTGAAAAGTCTGGAGTGTAGATGTCAAAAGCGTCAATAAATACATATACTCCACTTGAATTAACATTTTTGTTACCTGTACACCTTAGCTTTATCTCATGGTATCCAAAATCTAAGTCACTACACAAATTAAACGTAACTTGATAAGTGTCCTCGATAGCATATAAATCTACAGTTTGTTCTGTGCCACCATCCACAGAAACACCTAATATGCCAGCATTAGTAGAAGTACGTGTAATTAAATCAAGTCCTGTCCCTACAAAACCTATATAATAAGTTTTATCTGTTGTGTATGTATATAAATAGTATCCATTAGAACTTTCATTAACAACTATACTACGCCACCCTGTACTTATATCTCCAGTAACCCCACTATTCCACACCTTAACAAAATATTGTAAGTCTCTAGGTACCCCAACATATTTCCGGCTTATAATTCCACTTTCCTCAACCCTAAAAGCCTTAACACTCTGTCCTTCGGTTCCTTCAGTTTTAACGAGATTACCACTTGAATCCAAAGAAAGAATATCATGTCTGAATTGCGTTGGAATAGTGAATATAGTACTTGAAACAGGCACATCTATTTTTTCAGAATCAAAATATGCATAGCCTGATGTAGTGTCTACTGTTCTATCTGATTGGGTAGGGGTAATACCTTCTAAGATAAAATCGTTGAAAGCATCGTTTATTATCTCAGGTTTTTCTTGTTCAATTATTGGCATCCCTCCGGTATCACCGGGTTTGACTAATCCGTATTCTATTTTTTGAACGGTGTCATCAAGCACACTATCAACTAATGTAATAGTTGTCTCATCCGCTGCACCATCATAACTAGATGAATCTATTGCTGAATATACAACACTAGCATCAAGAGTAGCCTTAATTTTCCTGTTCTGTACGAATATATCTGTCTGATCACCTCCCACACTGAATTCTGTAGTGCTGACATAAGTAGCTGATAATGCTGAATCAACCCACTCTGTTAAGTTTTCTGCTTGACTTGATTTGAGTGTGCCATCTTCATTAAGCGACACCTCTAATCTTTCCCACAATGTGTTTTTGCTACCTTTTGCTAGCTCTACATCACTGTTTACTGTACTGTTTTTAGTGGCCTCTATCCAACTTGAGCCATTCCAAAACTTGAGAACAGCATTACTCCACCCTTCTGAAATATCCAACCACGGTTGGCCGGAATAAGGATTGTCAGGCGGGTTTTCTCCTACCCATTGTGTTACTATTGCTTGCCAATTCTCGTACAAATATGTTTTTAATGTTGGGCCATTAACACCCATGTCTTCTAATGAACCATGAAAAGTCTGTGCCATCTTATCACTCCTTTAATATCCTTCTATCGTTATTTTTTCTATTGTTCCGCCTACATCATTGTTGTTGATATCAAGCACCTGTATATCAACACTTTCATTTGTTCTATTTGTGAATTTTGCATATTTCATTGTTGAGCCATCCTGTGTAATGAAATGATTATATCCTTTCGGGGTGTTATAAAAATAAGTATCATAATCACTGTAAGTTAATGTTAATCCTCCAATCGGAACGGTTATATTTTCTATTTCTAGTTCAATATCTGGCACATCAAATATTTCGACAAACTTATTAAAATCAAAATTAGCAGTATCTGTTTCGACTTGAAATGTAATTTTGAACTGGATATATCTAAATTCATATGTTCCTGATACATAACTCTGCCACTCTGTCCATTCTTCGTCGTCATTACTTAATCTGATATATATTTCTTTTGCATATATAGCAGGAGGGTTATCTAGTGTATGTTTTGGGAAATCATCAAGCCCATAATCAGAAAAGCTCAACAAACTTAATGACGGATCAGTAAAAAACCAATCAACATTAAGCCTAATTCCTGTTTTCCCGATATGACCCGTATCAATGGATTCTGATATATATTCAGCATATCCGTTGTAATCTGGCAATCCATTAGCAAACGCATCAAGGTCAGGCCAATCATCAAGCGAATATCCTTCCAGGTCGTCTAATGAGAACATATGATGAAATGTTACCCTGTCATTGATTTTATCCATATTGTTCATCGTTGCATTATCGGCATAATTTAACTCGTCTCTTTCGGCCATTACATTCAAATCTTTGTTTGTGCCCCTGACTTCAAGAATGGCTGAAGTATAGTTTTTTGAATATTGTCCCACACGGTCAATAGATTTAATCATATATCTGTGTGTACCGTCAACCTCATTATTTGCTAACCAGGTATCCCCTGTTAAGTTAGTTCCTAATATTTCCCCACTATCCCAGTTAGTTCCTCTCCTTATTTCATATCCGATTACGTCTGGCTTTACTTGTGTCCATTTGAAAACTACTGATGTTTTTTGTTGGGCCGCTGTAAAATCCTTGGGAGGGTCTGGAGGATTATCAACCCCAGAAATATAGATATAATTGGATATAACACCTGATGAAATATGAACACCGACACGCGTACAAATCTTTATTCGATATATTTTACCGATTCTAACAGAATTGATAACATATTTATTTTCCCTAGTGCTCCCTGCGTAATTCCAATTATCATTATCTATACTATAATATATATAATATTCATCAGCCATTTTTCCACGCGGGGCTGTCCAAGAACACCAGAGTTGGCTTGTTGTACTCCCGCCTTCTTGTACAAAAGTTTCTTCTTCTACAGATAATTCTTCTACTTCAAAAAACAAACTATCAGTAGTATAGTCAATTACTGGTATATCTGTTGCTTCAATATATACTTCTTCTATATACTCTGTCGCCTGCAAATTGCACCTAAAATCATCTGCTCGACTAATAGACGTCAGCCTAAAAGGTTTGGCAACCTTTTCAACTTCCCCCAATGAATATATATCATATTCTTGCGGTATAGAACTAAATAATCCAGTAAATGTTAATGTATCTGTTGTAGTTTCCTCTGTTACACCCTTGATAGACCTCTCTATTAAGGTATCATCTTGTAGTCTTATCATAATAGAATAATCTGTATCAGGAGAAAGGGCTACTTCCTTATCAAGGGTTACTGTTCCAGCTGTAGCAGACACTATTCTTCCTCCTTCTCCCCATCTAGGTACATCATGCTGTATTAGCACAACATCTCCGGCCTGGCAGGCAATAGCATCTATATCAGCTGTCCACGATACCGTTCTATTGATATAGTGATTGACTCTCAATTGATAAGCCCCGTACCGATAAGCCTGCTCTAATGTCATAGCAGAATCAAGTGTGACCTGTGTCGGGTTTTCGATAGATGTAGATTCATCATAACCCGGGCCATAGACCGGTATAGTGGTCTCTTCATAGTTATTGTCAATGTTGGAAAAGGTTATCTCCAGGGCATTGGCTCTATCTTCTGTGCCTAAAAACTCTTCTTGAAAACTATCAAGCCCGGTGTTAGAGACATTGAAGAGCTGAACAGGTTCTGACGGGGCATCACAGACACAGGAGAAACGTGTCCCTCTCATCAAGACTCTACCCCTGCCTGCTTTTTCTGGTTCTTCAAGAGAGTCCCAGAGCGTCTTAGTCTGATAGATTACCCCGTTGAAACATATTTTCCTATCATCACAAAAAGCCGCCCAGTTAGCGAAAGCCTGATAATCAATCCTGGCTGCTGGAATTCCTGAAACAACATATTCACACTGCCCCGTATTAACATTTTTCAAATACCGGCACCTATGAATCAAATCATAACAGGCCCAAGCTGGATTATTGGCTGGTTTTCTTTCATATTTGTTAGTTGATGAATTCCACACCCATACATTATTTCTACTTTGTGTCCAGTGTATAGTTGGCATATTGCCGGATAATTGATCAGTTGCTAATGCTTTCAAACCCACAAGTACTTTGTTTGGATACACAAAATCATCATAGATTATCCCGCTTAATGCTGTCCAATATACCGTATTGGCGTCTCCTGTACCTTCATGGTCTATACCGGTGCATTGGGCAGACACTTCATATTGACCTTTGGGTAGATTATGTATAGTGTATGACCTCTTGAAAGCATAAGTATATTCACCTGAAATTCTCTTTTTGTCCCAATATTTCCAGCTTGAACTGCCAACAAGTCTGTATCTCAATACTACATCAACCCAATTGTCGTCTATATCTCCATCATCAGAATCATAGAGACCTGACGGGAAATTAAGTGTCACTTCTATTCCTTCATACTCGCCATCTAGTTGATTAACTGACGGAGAAGCGCCTTTCTCTAACTCATAACTAACTGATTGAGTGAAGTACGTATCATTGAAATTTGATATAACAGACTGGTCATTAGTTCCCAACCTAGTTTCATATGTTACACCATCATAATTTGTATAAGGATTATCATTAATCTCTAGATCACTTATAGAGTCAATGGGCCCTTCTCCACCACATAATAACATGTTCATATACTGTTTCTTGCCATTAGCTGTTACATGTCTCGATAGCATTTGAATAGGGGCCATAACTCCCATTCTAACTGTGCCAAAAGTGATAGGTATAGCTTTGCCTTCTGTATCAATTGGGGACTGTTCAGACCAAGCATAAGTCTGCTCCATCTCATAATCGCTGCTCATTTGACCAATCGGAAACATACGGTTAATTAAGTATCCTCCTGCAATTTGAACCCCTGCGGCTGCTACCCATGAACCTATTCCCCAATTAGCGACGCCTACAGCCTCGATACCCATAAAAGCACCACCAGCAGCCATTGAACCAACGCCCATAGTTATTATTGAAAGCCCAATAACGGCAAGAGTCTTTCCTATATCCTTGCCACCTCCACCACCGCCCTCAATAACAGGGCAAGCAGCAATATAATCACCCGGAACAGGGATTAGTGTTTGGTATTCTTCCTCAGAAACAATCTGACCGTTGTGAGATATTACTACATCAATACCCATAAAATCTGGCTGCACATATGAAAAAACAGGTTGTTCGGGAATGTAATTGACCTGTTTAATCTCTCTATCTGTTTTGAATGGATTTTTAATAGTTACTAGATTAATCAATTATTTCACCTCCTCGGAATGTAATAGCCTTCTATTCTATGCTGCCAGTATAGACTATTGATATTCTCTATTCTGACCCCGGTTTTTTCTGCTGTATGAATAAATCTCCCGGAACCAATATATACCCCGACATGGTTATATAAGTGACTATTGAACCTCATGACAAGCAGAGATGGTACCTGTGAATCTTCACACTCTTGCCAGGTACTTACTTTTTCAGTATCTATGGTAGAATTAATACTGCTGGCGTTTTCACAGGAAATTCTATAATCGGGAAGTTTAATACCAAAACGACCAAATACTTCTCTTGCTAAACCGTAACAATCATATTCCTCTGGACCCCTACCTTCATTAACAAATGGTTTTCCCAACAAGTCCGCAAAGTTAACTTGAGACATATAAGCCACCTGCCCCTGGTATGCCTGGTTCTCCACCAAAGCGGGTGCTATTATGACAGACCCGGCAGGAGGCTAATGTCTTGTTACAAGAACTTTCAGACCCGCTATATCCGCACTTGATACCTTTGAACTTGAAAGGACAAAAATTTTGCATATAGCGATCAGGAGGTATCCTTTGGGTAGTTGCACAATCAGGACCTAGATTAAAAGTAGCCCACTGGGCACTAGTGCTTGTACTTTTTACGCTGAACGTTTCTATTAATTCAGGTGTTGTTAATTCAAGGTGTTCTGACATGACAACCCTTAAGATTACCGTAGCATCTGTACCACCGGCATATTCTTCCAGATATTGCTGAATGGTTCTGGTGACATTGGAGACTTTCAATTGCAGGGACGGCAGCTCTCCCTTAGAATTCTCACTAACTTCTCCTAATTCAAAAGGAAAACCAGTCCAGATTGTTCCAGAACCAGTAGGCCACTCTATATCTTCGTTATTATTCACTACTCTAATTGTCTCACCTTGAAACTGTATTTCTATCAATACTAACCAGGTCCCAGTAGATGATATTTTGTTCTTTTCTAGTTTTGCAATTGCACTTAAGCTATACATTAGTGCCCCCTTTTATACTTCTTGTAATGTTATCTCTGTTCCCCAAAAACCATAAGTAACTTTTTCAAAGCGCGGAGCCGACCCTGTAAACCGTACTGTGAATGTTTGGCCATAATATGAACTAAATTTTGAATTACATGTCCACTTAAACATTTCGCTGCTACCTTTCACTATATTCTGATAAAAGTCTAATAGTGTTTCTTTATCTTCCGTTGGTAATGCGTTTTTTTCGCCCCATGTTAAATAAAAAGTAAGGCGCGACCTGGTATAGCGCGCCCTACTTATCACCATGCCATCTTCCATCTGGGTAGAAATTCCCGGGTCTTCTGGCTCATCTTCCGGAGTTATGGGTGGGATTATATCGGGAAATACTGCTAGTGCCATTTAAAATCACCTTCTTTTGAAAATATCTTGAATTCCTTCCATGTTTCTGGCATAACCATCCATGAACATCTTAACTATCGTACGAGTTCCATCAAATTGTACTTCTTTACGGGTCTTAATTGGGGTTCCAGTGTTATTAATAACTTCAACATTAACATTTGCTTGTGTCGCAGAACCCATTCTCTGAGTATTAATCAAACCTTTTTGCTGGTCTTCATTAAGGATAATTTCTCCCACTTTAGTTTTGACTAACTTTTCATCTGACCGCAAAGCCCCTGTCCCTGTCATACCACTTTTCCGGAAACCTTCTATACCATTAACTGTGACTAATCCGCCTGTATGAGCAATAGGCAGGCCTAGCCCGCTAAACAAGTAATTTATTGGCGTTAATATAGTTTGCATAATCATTGAAATTATCTGGGTAACTATGTTAGTAAGCCCACCAATCATTGAAGCTATCTGGGTAGCTATGTTAGTAAGCATATCAAGAAAACTTTCTGTTACGATTGAGTTAATTATACTATCAGTAAAAGAACTTACCCAATCTTTAAGTTTGTTACTTATAGACTCTGATATGGTTTCTTCTATATTCATTGAAACCATCTGATCAGCTATGTTAGTGAGCCTAGCAAGAAAGCTTTTTGCCTTCGTGATTGCATTACTTATGCCAGTAGTAAAAGAATTTGTCCAATCTTGAACTTTGTTACTTATGAGTCCTGATATAGTTTCTTCTACATTCATTGAAGCTATCTGGTTAGCTATATCTTCTATTTTATCAACTTTATTACTTATTTCAGTTTCTACTTGTTCTAATGTCGTGCTGTTAATATCTTTACCCAGGCCTGTGATTTCATTTCTTATTTTGACTAAATAGCTATATAAAGTCCACAAGCCTGCAATTCCTGCTAACTCTCCCCAAGATACATCTAAGACTTTTCTAAATTCTTCTGCCTCACTGGCTGTATCAACAAAATATTTACCAACTGTAGCTATACCTTCAAATGCTTCTGTAGCTGTTGTTCCTACTTCTGCTACAGTCTCCTTAAAGTTTTGTAGTTTCTTATCGGCTTCGTCTATGACTTTATTAAACTGTTCATTTTTTTGTTTTATCCAGTCCACAAGTGATGCAAGCGTTTCAGTGGTCATTTTATCACCTCTTTCTATAAATACATGTTTTTTCTAAGACATTTAGCCATATTTATTTACGAAACAAACATCACCAAAAAAGGGTTTTTATGGTTGCTGCAGGAATATAACAAAAAAATCAAAAGAGAGGTTATAACTTTCTTCAAGCTGAACTATATTATTACTGTTGTATGCTTTTTAACTTGTTAATTTCACTATTTATATGCTCGTCCAACTGCTGTTTAAGTTCATTTATCCTTTGTTCTTCCTCTGTACTAAGACTATCCTTATTCTTCAATCTCTCATATTCATAATAAGCTGCATTAACATCAAAATTACTGTCTTTGCTTTCTGCTTCTACATCAGATATCTTTTTGATGGTATTGATTAGCTCTTTTGAATATATTTCATACAATGATTCTCCACTTTTGCTTTCTCCACCCATTCCTGCTGCAACTGCACGCATATTCCAGAGATAAGCTTCATAGCGTTTGATCTCTTTTAACTGTTGCTGCTGGGCATATTGTTTAAAGATAGTTTTTAATTCATCTGGATATATTTGTTCTAATACTTCCCTCTTACTCATACCTTTTATATCAACTAACTTTAGTACTATTTCTCTGAAAAATTCCTCTCCATCCATTTCTGTATTGGTTGGGGAAGTGTTATCAAGTTTTTTACTTCTTGACCTACCTTTATTAATCCATTAACTTCAATAATGGCTTTTACAATTTCAAAAGTTTCCTCAGCATCTAAATTATCACGTATAAACCCCTCTTCTAATCCTGTTCCTATTGCTATAAATTCAATTATTTCGTCTATAGCAAATTTATATATTCCAGATACAAATTCAGGGAATATATCTATTAATTCTTTTACTGTTAAATTTTCAAAGAAATTATTTGTGTCTTCTACACCTTGTTCTTTTAAAAACTCTTTAAATAAATCAAAGAATTTTTCTAACAATAACGATAATTCATACCACTTACCTAATGGTGCTTTCTTAATTAATACCTTATGTGTCTCTTCTTTTATCTCACCCCTGACATTAGATATATCAACATTATCCAGCTCCTTAACAAAAGTCACTTTGACTATTTTAGACTTAGTTAAATTTTTATTTTCATTCTTGTTAATATTTAAAAATGCCATTTAATCAACCTCCAATAGGATAGATTTTGATAGCCCATTTTAAAAACTAGGCAAGCCCCATATAGGGGCTATTTTTATGCACTAGTTAAAGATGGGTCACCAATAGTAAAGTAATTACCGTCAGCATCTTTCTGTGCCTTAAAGTTAGTATTATTCATCCGCTTACCTTCTCTGCTGTGTGTCAACTCTAATGTCTGTGGCAGTGGATAAGCAGAACCTAGTGTTATATCAGCAGATAAGTCATCATCATCTTTGGCTAAGGGGTGAATAATTAATTTATCTGCATAGTCGTTCATAACTGTACCAATAGCAGAACCTACTTCTAACTTTGCTTCCCCACTAGTGGTATTCTCTGTCAATCTAGCCCACGGCATAGTTACAGCTATACTTTTAGGGTTAGTATAGACTAGAGGTATTTCAAGTTCCCCTGTATGGTTAATTACGATATCCATTATTTCTCCATCTTCTTCTGTGGAGCCGGTCGTATATTCGGTAGTAAAGATAAATTTAGTATCCCCTTCTGTCCTACCTAATTCAACACCACCAAATGTAACCTTACACGGTCCTAAGTTTATTTTACTAAAATCTAAATCTTGCATTGTAGCACCCATATTATCACTCTCCCAATTAATTTTTGATATAAAAAACAAGAGACAGAAGCACTATCATCACGACAGTACAGGCCTCAAATTACTTGCTTGGTACAAGATTAAACTTAATTCTCATACTCATGTAATGCTCATTCTGATAATCAGGCTCAAATAACGGCCCCATAGTTTCCTCTACAAACAGATTGTAATTGTTATATCCTTCAATAGTTAATGGTTTATCATCAAACAAATACTCTATCCTTGCTGCAACTGATGTTAATAACTCCACATTAGCATTACCGCTGTTGTAGTTATCAGCAAATACATTGATTAATAATGTGCCATTAATTGTCTTATAAGCTGCGTTCTGCTGTATAGATGGAGCATTGATAGTTATACAGGGATTATCCATGCTATCGGATCGTTGGGGCCCTTTAACAGCCTTGATTGCACCTAACAACTCCCCCAGGTCTTTTTCTCCTGTATCTTTATCATTAACTATTCTTAATAATACAGCTGTAAGTAATAAGTCTTTGTTCATTTAACCACCTGCAATTTTTTCCATATTGGATTGTCTATTGCCATTATACCACTCCTAATTGCTAATACTTTTTGCACTTCTTCTCAATGCTCATTAACTCCTTCCCTTGATTTATTCCATAGTAAAATACTTGCCAGGTACATTATCTTTAGTTGGTTTAAGTCCTTTGCCTTTAATTCTTGTTATAGCAAATAAAGCTGGATAATTTTCTTTCAATCCCGACACAACATTCTCCAAGCCTGTTAAATTGCCTTGATCATCAATACTTATCTGTTCATAGTCAACTTTTCCTAACAGTAAGTCGGGATATCTAGTATCCTTTAATGCTACCTGCAATGCTGCCTGTTTTTTAGTGCGAATTAGCTCGCTTTTAATTTTCTGTTCTTTTGCTACATATTTAGACTTCAAATCTTCTTCAATTAGCTTATTAGCCGTCTGTAATTCTTTAATTCTATTCTGTAATTCCCCTGTAGCCTGTCTTGCTTTCTGCCAGCTTTCTAATTGAATGTTGAAGTCTTTAATTTTGTTTTTATAATCGTTGATCTCCTCATCTTTAGTTCTTAATTGATTTTGTAATAATTCTATTTCAGCATTTTTAGCGTTTAGTTTTGTTCTCGGTAAATAACTACCATCATTGACTAATAATTTTATTTCTTCCTCTTGTTCAGCTAACTTTGCCTTAACCTTTTCCAATAACTCTTTGCCCAAGATGTTTTTTAAATCCATATAATCATCATCCTTTCGATTTCTGATTAGCGTTTTAGGCTGGTCCGCTCTCAGCTACAGTCTCTGTTCTTTAGGGCCTGCAAATACCAAAAAAGGCCAGCTTTAGTAAGTATATATAAGGCATATTGCTGCCGTCTTATATCACAGGGTTACAAAATAATACTATTGAAAGTTACATCTATATCATCAGTATTAATGTCTTTTTCTGCCATTTGCTTAGTCATAATTAGATATTGCTTGATGAACCAGAATAATTCTTTTTTGATTGCTTTGATGAATTTTCTCTTTGTTGTATCACATTTGAGATCTAATACTGAATACAGGAATTTCAATACTACTCCACTGGATAAGTCACCGAATCTATCTGTATCTATATTAACTCCCATAGCAAATTTATAGATATCTTCTATAAGCTGTTTAATATGACTTTCTTGCGTTTTAATAGGTGTATTAATTTCTAACTTATCCATACTATCAACTAATTTATGGTACCTAAGGTTGTTCTCGGCCGGTCCTGGTCCTGCATTTGCACCTATGTAATTTTTAATTACTATCACAGTATCTTGTATATCTTCTAGGTTATTGGATAGGTCGCTTCTAACCTTATTATAATCATCTACTAATTGCTTATAGTCGTTAAGGTCAGGTAGCATTTCTTCATTATTTTTGAACGGAATAAACGGTATTCTGCCCCATCCCTTAGACCACCTTTCTTCCTCTACCCCATCGAACTCTTTCACAACATAAAAGTGTCCTTGTGGGTGAACAGCTACATTATCACCGGCAGAATTCTCAATAGTATCAACCATAAATATACCGCTATCATCAGTGACAAAATAGCTTACATCTTCCGGAGTCCAATATTCAGCTCTTATCCGTTCATCTCCATTTATATAGACAGTGTAATAGTGAATAAGGGCCTGTAATCTCTGCTGTCTACTAGCCTCCCAGATACCTATTATTTGCCTGGCATCTACTACCATATAGCGGAAATCACCGTTTTCATCTATGTAGATGTGCAACCATTCTACACCCTTATTAGCGGCTCCTTTAACTAGCTCGTTCACCGTATCATCCCAGTCCTCACCTAATAGCTTATTGATATGTTTTAGTAATTCCCCATTAGGTGATACTTGTTCACCTTTTTCATCTTCTGTCACTTCTCTATCGCTGAATACCATAGGCTTGCCTACCATATAGTCCATCTTTTGCCTGACCAATAGTTTATGCCAGTTATGAGGGAGTTTATTATTAGCTGCTGTATCATCTTCTTTTTTGACACCTTTTTCATTATAGTAGTATATTTTTCTATTAAGTATATCTGGCCTATTTTTAAAATAGGCAACACCTTCTTCCATCATACGTTTTTCAGAACTGCGGCTATGCTCATCAATTAGCTCTTTGATAATATCCTCTGTGGTGACTGTTCTATTTCCTTTTATCTTTTTGTCTGCTATATCTGTAGTAATATAATTCATAACTTCACCTCAATTAAATATTTCCCCCCCATAACCCAGAGCTAATAATTAATATAATAACTATACGCCCTATACTATCTACAAGTAGTATAATTACTCAAAATAAAACTCCCTAAGCCGGTTAATTGCTTAGGGAGAAATAAAAGGGGGGGTGAATTTTGATATCCTTTCACAATAACATAATAACACAGATTGTCCCTTAAATAATCTCAAATTAGTCTCAATTTTAAATTAGACCCATTTCTTTGGCTGTAGCTTCTACTATTTCATCCTGCCATCTGAAAAATGTCGCTCGACTAATACCTATTTCTAAAGTTATTGTTTTCCAGTGTTTTCGCTGCATATATTTCAAATTGAATAATTTACCTTTTTCCTCATCAAGCCGGCTTACTGCTCTATCTATTGCCTCAAGAGTTCTTAGTAGTCTAGTAGCAACTTTATTGCTCATTAATTTTATTCCGGCGTTTTCTGTTCCGGAGCCTTCTGAATATTTCTCTGTAGTGCTAAAATTATCATAAGTAGTATTACCAATAATACCAAATGCAATATCATCTTTAAGTTCTTTTAAGTCTTTTCTCATATATTTATAATCATATAATTCATGTTCAACAAATTTATAAATTGCTGCTTCTATTTGACTCACTGTACCACTCCTTTCCGGGCCTCCATCTCCTTAACCGTCTTAGCATGTTTTCTTCTCCACCTTTCGTTTTCCAAGATTAAGACTTCCCCGATAGACTTATAATTCTTCTGGCAATGATAGCAATAGGCATTGTCATTACTTACATCAAGAAGCAATGTCTTATTATCACAATGTGGACATATCACTAAAACCATAATGTGTATTATTAACCCTTGTCTATCACATATTTCTTTGGCCATTTTGAGATTCATTACTGTCACCTCTAATCAATATCTTTTTCAAACTATCCGACATAAATAAAACAGAATTACTACATCTAAGATTTAGCAGTCATACCATCTTTCAATAAAAGCCACTTTTTTTAATAATCATTAATCACCACTCTCCTTATCGTATCCTTTTTTCTCATAATATCTTTCTTTTTCCTCATCAGTTATTTTTTCAGCTGAATCTCTATTAGCTATTTTCTTTTTTTACCGGTCCTGTTTTTCTCATAATCCTTCCATAAGTCAGTCATATTACTGAGCCAACCCTTTTACAAATCCTGGAGTACCATTACTTTGTTCTATGAATTTGTATAGTATCCAGTTATCTTAGTTGTTCCTTTCTTTTCAAATCCTTCATAATCTGGCAGCTTGTCCGATAAATGAAAATACTCGATTAACATATTTGCATCAATCTTCTTTAATTTCTGCCATTAATCTTTTACAGTTGTTATCTCCTACTATCTTGTCAACCTTCTCTCACATAGCTTTCATATATTAAGCCTGCATAATAATTAAATCTTCAATTAATTGGAAGTTATAAGTTCTCTGCCAGCTAATATCAGTCTATTATTTTACAATTTATGCCTCCTTTTCGTGTTTTTTAAACAAATATTCAATAATCATACCAGAAAAATAAGTATTTTTAATTTTCAATGCTTCATCAAGAGTGAAAGTGGACTTACCATTCATCTTATCTAATACAATAGCATCTCTAACACCTAAGCATTTAGCAATGTCTTTTTTTAGTATTCCGTTTCTGGTCATTTCAGCTTCCAAATTTTTATACATGATATCGCCCCTTTTTAATACGTTATTGCGTATTATATAATTATTATATACTCGTTATCATATTGCGTCAAGGCTTTTTACCCTAAAAAATTTGTAATTTCGTATTTTATTCTTTACTTTTTTTACGAAATATAGTATTATAGTATATAGAAAACGTTTTTGCGTATTTTACTAATTAATGGAGGTTTTTTAAAAATGGAAAGATCGGAAAAAATTAAAAAATTAGTCAAAAAAAAAGGAATGAATCTTAAGGAATTTTCAAAGAAAATTGACATACCTTATACTACATTTCATTCAATGTTAAGCAGAGGAATAGGTAATGCCTCTGTAGACAATGTAATTAAAATATGTCAAGGATTAGGTATAACTGTTGAAGAACTTAATAATCGTATTAATGATTTAGAAAAAATTGAGTTAACATCAAGAGAAAAAAACTTAATTAAAATGTACAGAAAATTACCTAAAGAGAGACAACTGGCATATATAGGACGATTAGAGCTAGAATTAGAACAAACTGCTACAAAAGGGGATATAAACGAGCAGGTAATGTAA